CTCTTGTATCAGATGATGAATATGATCAACTAAAAAAGGTCTATAAAGAAAAGTATCCCAGTGATCCCTTTTTAAAAGAAGTAGGTGCTACTCCAGCATTAGGCTATGAAAAGGCAAAACACGAAATACCAATGGGATCTCTTATTGAATTTGAAGCAGAAGAAGATATCTATAAATGGGCTGATAAATATTCAAAAGAAAATGAAGTATGTGCTAGCGAGAAATTAGACGGCTTGTCTATAAGTATTACCTTTCACCAAGGCCAGCTTATAAAAGCTATTACTCGTGGAGATGGTGATACTGGAGAAGATGTGACGCGTAATGTCTTAAAAATGCAAGGTATGGCACAAAAATTACCAGTACCTTTTACAGGGCATCTTAGAGGAGAAATAGTGCTTTTATGTTCCACATGGAACACACACTTCCCACAATATAAAAATCCTAGAAACGGTGCTGTAGGACTTATGAGACGCCTCGATGGACAAGGCGCAGAACATCTTTCTATATTCTTTTATAAGCTATATGGTGTATCTTTTAATACAGAATACGATATGCTGGGCTATATAAAGGATACATTAAAGCTAAAAACTCCTAGATTTTATAAAATTAATATACAGACTCTTATTGCACTGCATAAGAAATATGAAGAAGAGGTACGTGATAAGCTAGATTATGAGTTAGATGGCCTTGTAGTAAATATAAATGATAAAAAGAGACAAGATGAAATTACATCAGATATCTATTATCCTGAATATGCCAGAAAGTACAAATTTGAGTCTAAAGTTGCCGAAAGCACTTTATTAGACGTAAAGTATCAGTGTGGAAGAACAGGTGCTATTACACCTGTAGCTTTTATACTACCAGTCGAATGTGCGGGGGTGACCATTTCAAGGATTACCTTACATAATTTTGATGAAATAGAGCGTCTTGGAATCCATATTAATGATGATATAAAAATTGTAAGATCGAAGGACGTGATACCTAAAATAGTAGAGGTCATACGGCATAATGATTGTAAAAAGATAGAAATTCCAAAGAGTTGTCCCGACTGTGGAGGAATACTTGAAAAAACAGAAAGTATTCTTTATTGTAAAAATGAAAATTGTGAAGCCAAACTGTTGAAATCATTAGAACATTGGCTAGATGTCTTAAATATAAAAGATTTCGGCACTAAGTTAATTGAACAATTAAATTCTGCGGGAAAACTCAATAAAATCACAGACTTCTATAAGCTTACCGCTGAAGATATATCAATTTTGGATAGACAGGGTGAGCGCAGTGCTGTCAGGGCTTTAAAGCAATTACACGAAAAGAAAGAAATTACCATAGCAGAGTTACTGGCGGGGCTAAATATAAGAAATTTAAGTACAAAAAGAGCTGAAATTCTAGGAGACACCTATGACTTAGATGCGCTTTTGCTTATTAAAAAAGAAGATATATTAAAACTGGACGGTTTTGAGGATACTCTAGCTACTTATATTTATGAAGGAATTCAAAGCAACAAAGATTTGATAAAAGAAATTTTAGAATATACGTCTTTAAAAAAGTATTCAGGAGAATTTTCGGGTCAGTCGTTCTGTTTTACCGGCTTTCGAAATAACCAGCTTGAGGACAAAATAAAAGAAAAAGGCGGCAGGATATCTAATGGTGTGACCAAGACTCTCACCTATTTGGTTATGAAAAATGCTAATTCTAGTTCTTCAAAAGCTCAAAAAGCAACAGCATATGGTACAAAAGTAATCACAGAAGAAGACTTGCAAAAAATGTTGTTTAAGGGATTGTTTTAAAATAGAATAAATTATCAATTAATTTATAAGCTCTTTAGGATTCTAAATCTATCCTAAGGAGATTATTTTGGCTATAGCTCCAATAATCACATTTCCAACTACTACAGCTGGATTCAGTACAAATGCTGAAAATATTACTTTAAAAGGTATTGCTGATCTCTCAACAAAGCAAATTCAAGTAAATAATAGTCTAGCTGGAGTTGCCTATGCCTCCGGAACAACAACATGGACTTTTGTCACAATGCTTACAGAGGGTGACAATATATTCAATGTAGTGTCTATTGATTTTTCTAACAGAGCAAGTGTACCTGATACAATAACAGTCACTTATACTCCTGATGCTGATTTAAACCTTGAGGTAAGTTCTCCAACTAGTATTATTTTGGAAAGATCTAAAAATTCTGTTAAAATATCTGTGATTAAGAATCCTGAACCCAACATACTTGGTTATAATTTTTATGGATCTGAAGAGGTTGGCGGCGGTGTAAACGGATTCACACTACTTAATACAAACGGTCTAGTGACAGATTCTGATTTTTTTAAGGAAAATAATGTACTGCTTTCAGAGACTCAGGAAGTATCAGGAAATATAAGAAAAACATACATAGTAGAAGATGTCAGAAAAAATTATTACTATTCTTATATACATAATAGAGTAGATCAACCTCTAGGCTTAAATCCTTTAAGTGAGCCAAATCATTATGTGGTCACCGCATTAGCTTTTGATTCAGCCAATAGTGTGATGGTAGAGTCTCCATACAGTGCTGAATTGGGAGATAAGCCTTTACTAATAGACACCTCTGTAACAGATTTACCAGCACGCACAACTTTAGATGTCCAAGAAAGTCTTATTGATGAAATATTGAAATCACATTCTGAGGCTGATGTAAAACCTGGGACAGTTACAAGAGATATACACATTAATCCGCCATCAGACGAATTTGAAAGACTTTATATTATACAAGATTTCCAACACCGCTCTCAGTCCTTTCTTACTCTTTTAGCCTTTGATGACAGTAACAATGATGGCATATCTGATGATGTCCTCACATCACCTTTAAAATTAAAATTAAAAGAAGCATTACTATTAACAGATGATCAAGCAGATCAGGTACAAACAGTAATAGATAACGCTTTTACAAAATTAGCTGGAAATGTAAATGTCCACAGAAATGAAGCACAAAAAGCTATTGGACAAGCGTTGTTTTATACTAGAACAACCCCTACTTCAGATGCTAATATAGCAGCTGGATCTACTATAGAAACACTATCTGATGAGACTACTGCATCAGTACAGTTTATAACAACAACATCTTTTACTTTACCTATTTCAAATTTAAGTGACTATTATAATTCAGCAACAGACAGATATGAAATTCTTTTAGATATTCAAGCTCTTAAAGAAGGTAGCGCAGGAAACGTCGATGCTACAAAAATAAATGTAATAGTAAGCGGGGTCGATAACGTATTTGCTGTAACAAACCCTAACCCTACAGAATTTGGACAAGATATTGAGACCAATGAAAAGTTAGCTGAAAGAGCTATCTTAGCTTTCGCTTCTGTAGATGCAGGAACAGAAGCTGGATATCTGGCAAATACACTAGGTACTCCTAATGTAGCAAGAGGAAAAATTATAAGTGCTGGCGAGCCCTTAATGCAACGAGATATAGATCCCTTACGAAAAATCCATGTATATGGAAAAGTAGATATTTATATAGAAGGTGCCGTACAAGAACAGTATCAAGATACTTTTGGATTTTTATACGCTACAGTAAAACAAGAACAAGCACTTATTCAAAGCGCCTCACACTTTCAATTTAGACTTACAAATCCTAATATCACAATTGATAAGCCTATATTCGATGTCATTCAGGTAAAAAATGTCTCGAAGTCTGCAAATTATGACACTATTGGATATATAATAAGCGGTGACGGAAATGTGATAGATTTAGACAGCACCCTTGCAGCTAATATTTTTATAGGTCTAAGTCCATCAGATGTCATTCAAATAGCTTATCGATATAGAGACTCTGATCCTTATATATTTGCTAATCAATCTGTTGATTCCATAACAGCTGTTGTCGGAGAAACTGCCGGTACACTAAGTGTAAATAATTATCAACTACAGCATTTAGAGGATCCGCTTAAATTTGGAAGATCAACCGCAGCTAAAGACCAAATGCAATTACTATACTACAATGGGGTGCCTAACGGAGTCCTTATTCATATAACAGACGAATCTTGGATAATGACAGGAGAAAATGAAATATCTTTAACAAAGTATGGGGTAGATAACACAAGTGTTGTAGTAACAAACCAAGCACACACTGTTACTTATATAAAAGATATAGATTACATAATGAGTGCGGGATCAGAAGCGGTAAAAACAACAATTAAAAGAACTGCAAGCAGCCATATCTCTAATGGGTCGACGGTGTATATTTCTTATGCTTGTGGTGAAAATTTTATAGTCACATATGCTGTGAATTCTCTTTTAAATAATGTACAAGAGCGTGTAAATACCATGAAACATCTTACTGCAGATGTTGTTGTAAAATCCGCTGTTCAAACTTATATAGACTTTGATATGACTGTTGTTTTAGAAGAGGGTGTAGATCAAGGTACCGTAGATAGAAAAATAAGAACAGAAATTGCTAAATTTTTGGCCTCTAAGCAGCTTGGAGAATCGGTTTATCAATCTGACATAATTGACATAATTGAAAGCGTAACTGGGGTATATTACGTAGTTGTTCCTTTTTCGAAAATGGTAAAGGCTAACGGAAGTCTGGTATTAAGAGAATCTTTAAACACATCTTGGACACTTTATCAAATAGACATCAGCAACTCATATAAAAGTACTGCTAAATTAAATTGGGAAACATCTGCTGGAGGTGGCCCAACCACAGAATTTAGAGGTGTTTTTGAAAATGATTTAGAACTTGAAATTGTAGATAGCGCAAATGCTGTTGCACAAGGATCTAACAGAGCGTATATTGCAGCAGATGGTCATGTAATATTATCTACAACAAATGATAAACTTACTAGCAATTATACCGTTACCTATTTAGTCGAAAATGCTGCAGGTGCAAGAGATATTAATTGTTCAGATATAGAACAAGCTTTGGTTGGCTCATTAGTAATTTCTTATGCTTTTAAGAAAAAATTTAGTGGATTCTAAAACATGGCATTTAATGGAAGCAGAAAGGGTCTATTAGATTCAAAAGAATTCCGTAAAGCGGTAAATGCTATAGCCGAAACCCGATTTGGGCTTCTTAAAAGTTATGATAATGCTAGTCTATTTTCTAAAACTAGTGGCTTAATAAGTCTCTTAGACAGTTCATATATTTCTGAAGCTTTAGGCCCAGCATATGCTTCAGATTTAAGAGCTTATTCTTTTGAATCAGCCAAGTTCTTAGAGATGACCAATAAAATTATTTCTGATATAATTTTTGATGATACTAGGGGAGAGTACCTTTCTCAAAACATAGCTAGTTTTTTATTTCCTTATAACAGGTTTGCCCTCACCAATTCTTCAGATATACAATTTAAAAACTTTTTGCTTTCTATTGTACAAGCCTATTTTGGTGGTAGTACAAAAAGTAATATAGAAAGTGTATTAAAAAGATTTTTAAATATACCGATAGCTATTACAGAATATTATTTATTAGATCGTTTAGGTGTTGCTGATATTTCCAAACAGTTTATGTTTTCTTTTGCTATAGACACCTCAATTACTCAAGATATAGCTTATATACAACAACAAACAGCTTTTCTTTTAGGTATTATAAAACCTGCCCATACTTTTTATGAAACCAATATTTTATTTCAAGAATCTTTTGATATATATAGAAAAGGCTGTGTAGAGCTTGTAGATCCTCACGGACAACCTATAATATCTCATGATGGCTTTAATATAAAATCTAAACAAGCTAATACCTCAATATGTGACACAACCCATTATGATTTATATAGTTATTATTATGAAGATCTTCGCAATAAAAACTGTAATACTCCAATTTCACAAATACTTGGAGAAGACATAACAGAACAAGCTTCTCCAAGATATGTAAAAAGCGGGTTGGGTGGTACTTGGTCTAGTATTTCTCTTTATGATTATCACACACATCATGGGCCTATTTGTAAGCCTGATGGTACTTTAGCTGAAATATCTGATGTAATTGTAAAAGTAAACAATATTGCTGTGGAAATAACAGCAATTATACCCCTTTCAGGGGTTGTGACTTTAAGAAATATACCACCAGTGGGATCAACTGTCACAATAGACTATTACTATGTAAAAGGTTATGTAGGATTTCTTCAGACAAATAATTACGATACTGTTTTAAATCATTGGAAAGATACAGCTACAGAGTTTTCCTATAAATCTGTACTATATCCTAATTCCTCATTAGAGCTTAGACCGCCTTTAAAAATTGATTATAAATATATAGGTTTTGAACTTTTTGACTCTTCTGTTACAAACTGTCCTGAGACTCTTTTATTTAATCAACTAGGTCTTAGAAACAGATTAAATGATGCTACTTTAATTAAATCTCAGTATAGTACAGTATTAGGTCCCAAGACACCGCTTGTGTCAAAATCTCTTGAGAAAAAGGATTTTTGGAGAAAATTAACAGGACAGCAATTTATATTAAATGCTACAAATTTTCATTTAAATGTGAAAGAGGATAGACTTTTTGGGGATATCCATAAGCCAGATTATTATCCTTTCTATAGTGGTCTTGACATAACAGCACAAGATAATGGCGGGGTAGACTCTCTTACAACTATTTGTGTATCTGATAATGTGCAATTTGAATTTAGGCTAGCTTCAGAGAATTTACGAAAAATCAGTATGACTTATAATAGTCATTTCTTTACAAACTCCTCACAATCTAATAATGGAGATAAGATTTGGGGCACTGATAGTGCTAATTATCAAATAGATATAGATGCTCTTTATGAAGAGGACTTAAATTTAGCTATTCAGGACGAATTACCTGATAACTCTGCATACGGTTCTCCTATTCAAATAGATGAAGTAAATCAAGAACTATTTAATGGCGATTGGTTCTATAGCAACAATAGTGAAACAAACAATACTAAACTGCTTCCTCATAATATTTTAACAGATTCTGATTATATAATAGACTACACTAATCATATTGTAGCTGTGGGGCCATTTACTCTAAATTATAAAAATCTTGGGGCAGTATCACCGCAGCCAGTATATCATAGCTTAAATGCTTTAGAGCCACTTATTAATTCAACAGTATATCACACAATTACTGATGTTATTGAAATAAGGCCTGTTTAGGTTAAATAATCAACAAATAATTTGTATCATTCCTGTATGGACAGCTTTTTAATTCACGAAAATTTAGGTAATTTAAAAGGAGAATTTAAATTTGAACTAAAACATGAAAACGGCTCAATAGAGACTTATATTTGTAAAAATGTAATTGTAAACACATCTGCTACTTTAATAGCCAGTCTCTTTGCTTCTGGTACAGTCGCTGGTGGTTTAAAGTTCTTAGCTCTTGGAAGAGGTGGTGCTTGGGATCCTTTAAATCCACCTGCCCCAACTCCTGATCAGACCTTATTGGTAAATGAGGTGTATCGAAAGCCTTTTTATAGTCTTAACTATATAAAACCAAACGGTCTTCCTATTACTTCACAAATAGAATTTAATAACATAATGATGTCAGGATTACCTATTCACGCTATAGAAACGGTTACTTATTTTAGTGCAGCTGAGATCACAGGAAATATTTTAGAATTTGGAATGTTCGGAGGGGATGCTGATTTATCAGCAAATTCTGGTACTTTAATAAATTATCTGACCTTTCCTATTAATATGCCAACTACGGCTACGTTAATTGTGACGTTTAGATTAATAATTTGGGAATGATAACCTATTAATTTTGGGGGAGTTTATGCGTATAAAAGAAAATTTACAAAAAATGAAAGAAAAGGTGAGTAAACTGGGTATGAATACGTTATATAAAGAAAATTTAGATTCAAAAAATAGACTAAAAGGCGAATTTTTTATCACACTTAATCATAAAGATGGAAGAGAAGAAAAATACTATTATAAAAATATAATTGTAGATTCATCTTCCCTGTTAATAGCTCGGTTGTTAGCTGACGGACAGGCGGCAGTTGATCCTGTTGGGCCAGCTCATGGCTTATGGGTTTTAGCAGTTGGTACCGGTGGTATTGGCTGGGATAAACAGAATCCACCAGCACCGACTATTACACAGACACAGCTTGTTTCTGAATTGGCAAGAAAAAGATTTGCTCAAGTATATTATGTCCAGACCAACGGGTCAGGACTTCCTTCTAGTATCCCAACAAATATTATAGATCTCCAAACAGTCATGAATGAATCAGAAAGTGTAGGGCCGCTAGTGGAATTTGGTCTGTTTGGCGGAGATGCTGATGTTGCAATAGCAAATTCAGGCACTCTTATAAATTATTTAACATATCCAGTTATAAACAAGCCAAATAATGCAACTATGAGCATAATTTTTAGACTTACCTGTTAAATTAGTCGGCAAGTAATAAAAAGTAATATATTATTGTTTTTAATAAAGAAAATTAACAGGTCCGGGAATTTTTAATTCTTCTTGTTGTGAGTACTCTTTACCGGTTTTATTAGAGAAGGTAATATTAACATACCATAAAGAAATATCATAATCATATTGAGGTGTTACTTCAAGACTTAAAAGATTAAAGAAAGCTTCTTCATTTGTTACTGTTTGGTACTGACTTTGTTTTACTTGTATATCTATATATTTTGTTAAATATGTTGAAATTTCTTGAGCTATACGACCTCTAAGAAGCTCAATATTAGTAATTTTTGATCCAATAAGTTGTTTTATCCTCGTACCTATCCAAGTATGGAATAAGTTAGAGCCTAATACTGTATAGACCCCCTTTTTTACCTCTTGTATAAGTTTTTCTTCCTTTTCTACAGTCTTAGGACGCCCTAAGTTACCGTAAGTAATATCATTATAGACTCTAAGGCCTCTACATTTAGGGCACTGTTCTGGCGGTACTGCATAAGTAAGGAAAAAAAGATCATCGTTACTTTTTCTTTTATGATTAAAATATATTTTAAATCTCTTAGATAGTGTTAAGGAAGTGTCGTTTTGAATACTCCAACCAAAATGTTTATTATCTGCATCTATCTGATAGTCGTTAATCCAAAAAGTCACTTTTGATGATGCAAGGGTTCTAGGAATTTTTAGGGTTCTATAGTCAGACTCTAAAAATAAAGGTTCTCTCACTATCTTATGATCACATATTTTTTCAAGTTTAAGGTCTATAGACATATTATTACTCTAAAATTAGGACTTTATTAATATAACAGTATTTGTCGGATTCTCCGAGATTAGCGTCTCTACTACCTTCAGTTGTCTATAACTTATTAGTTCTTGTACAGTTTTTTCACCATCATTTAGACCACCAGATAAAACAAGTATTCCCCCTATTGCAACAGGTGGGGCTGTACCTTCAAATGTTATGATGTTATTATCTGCTGCTATGTTGGATACCGTATAACAAGTTACATCTTTTACAGTAATTTTACCCGACTTACGAACTGCCAGTTTTGAAGGATCAATTTCAGTCTCATCTTGTTTTTTGATTTCTTGAACTTCTGTAAAATCTGTATTTTTAAATCTTGAAGTCACTCTATTGAGCACATCCTCATATACGGTAACAACATTATTTATATTTGCTATTTCATTATTGTACTGTTCTATTAAGTCCCTTATCCTTTTGATTTTCCACTCATTCCTTTCTCTTTTTGCTTTTATAGCATCTAATATAGGCTTTTTTAAAATAGCAACATCCATAGCTGTTACAGTATCAAGAGTGTTCGTCGGTAGCTCGTCTTGTTGTCTTGCTTTTTGTAAATACTTAAGATCTGGTGCCTCTGAAAGAGAATAACCTGCTCGTAAAGCTATATCAGCATGCTTAAAATTGTCTAAAAGGGTACCTAACCGAGTAATCTCAGCAGTTAAATGAAGTGTTTTTTTATTGGCTAAAGCAATTTCTTTTCTAAAAAACTCTTCAAACTCATCCCAATCTTTCTTTGATTTTATTTTACCTGCAAAATTAAAAGCCATTATGGTCCCACCCCTGATAATAATAAGTCTAAGGATTTAAAAGCCGCCTTTGCTAAAGCTTCCTGCTCTGCTAAAGATTTTCCTATTTCAGAATCTAAGCCTCCTCTAGCACCTGAAGGATTTCCAGCTCCTACCAAAAAGATGATTCCACCACAATAGCCTACTGATGTACTTGTGGGTGTGTTTGTAGAATTGATCAACGCATTTTTAAAATAGTCATTTCCACCTATATGAAAATCTATTTTTAATAAGTAAATACCAGCATTTGCTGGAAAAATTCTAGTCAATTTATCTAATGTGTCTGCTAATTGTTCTATTAATTTTGTTAAAGCGTCTACCCTTTGCTGAAGTAAATCAATAAAATCTGTTAATGTTTTTGAAGCTGTATCGACGCCAGACAGAAGAGATTGTGCTAAATTATTTATCCAGTCTATTAAATCAGAAAGACCTGGGATAAAATCAATTGTACGAATACTGTACCAGTCTGGGGGCGTACTTGTTGGACCAGCTTTATAAATTCCTTTTTCAAAACCTAATACAGTATTTCCTTTTACTATTTCTATTTGAGATCCTCTATATGTATCTGGAATAAGATTATCTTGTATTATAATATAACCTTGAGAATCTGCCCAGACTTTCATTCCTTTTAGATGCCGTAATTCATCTAGTATATCATTTGCAGATAGTATTAAAGGAGAGGCTTTCCACTGTGCTTTAAATCCATCAGCGACAGTTTTTGCTGCAGCTTTATTTAGTGTAAAGAAAGGAATACTGTCTAAATTTGAAGGATACTTTTCAATTGTTATTTTTTGTACGCCAGATAAAGCATGCCCCGCAAAAGGTATACCAGAAATAGAATTTACAGCAGTGTCAAATTGTTGAAGCCCTGAGCCCACTCCTACTTTTAATTCTAGAGTAGGGTCTTTTAAAGTATCGGCTCCCGCGTCTTTAAAAATAAAAGGTTCTTTATTTGTACTTTTTACAAAAGCCCTAGTTGGGGTCACTTCTCTTTTCTTCCAATAAGTAGCGGTTGCTAAATTGGCAGCATCATTTGCATAAGTTGTTGCAATTTGTACTTGACCACTTGTACCATCTATGGCTAGAGGTATTACATTTCTACCATTGATACTTAATTCTAGGTCTAGGGTATTGTCAGAGACTAAGCCGTTATCTTTATTATATATTTCATAAGTTGTTCTAGAAGCGAGCACTTGTCCAGTAGTGTTTGTGATTTGTGTCCAATTAGTTAAAGGTTCTGTAAATAATTCTAAATCTGGATTAGAAGGTGTAGCTACTACTTCAGCGGAAGGGTGCCCCTTAGCCGTAAACAGTATCCTACCAATTACTTGATAATAGTTAGAAAGTCCGTTATCAATGTCTTCGCCGGTAGTTCCTATATAATAACCTGATGCTAGGGCTTTAGCTTTTTCACCAGCTGACATTATACCATCAACAAATTTAAATTTGCTAAATACGTATTCGTCTGAAATTTCTCCAATCTGCTCATACATTCTTACAATATTTCCATAAGCATCTGTTTGCGGTACCGCTCTCACAGCAGGATTACCGTTTTTATCAGTATAGTTTTCCTGAATATACACAGGATCTCCACCTGACTGAACAGCTTTATAAATAGCATATGAATTTGGAGCGAGGCCCGGTCCTCTATTCCAAGTAAGCACTACCCTTTTATTTTCACCTTTTGCTTGAAAATTTAAAGGAGCAACTAAAGCATCATCGGTTACTGTCTGTCTAATTAAATCTTGCAAAGCCTTAACTGCTCTAAAGAAATTTTGTATATTATCAGCACTATCAACAGCTATGATATATCCACCAACTTTTGCTGTGCTGCTAAATTGAGGTCTTCTGCTGTCGTTGGGATCATCAAAACTTGATACTACTTTATTAACAAATTCTGGATAGCCTCCTTCAAAATAAGAGGGATAAGGTTTTATATGTCCAATTGGCGACATAGTGTTTAGTACATAGACGCCAGAACCAGCAAGATCCTTTAAAAGTGCTAAAATTTGATCTAATAAAGCTTGTATAAGCTGTTTTAATATATTTGCATAATCTGTAATAAAAGTCTTAATTACATCAAGTATTGCACTTACTGTTTTTAATACTGCTACTATATTATTTAAAGTATCAAAAATAGGATCAGCAACAGCTCTCATTGCGTGTGTAGGATCAAGATGGGTAAGATCTGTAGGAACCCATCTTGGGCCTGTTGGACTAGGTATGGGCTCTTCAGCAGTAGGAGTAGTGTAAGATACTGAAAATACCAACAAATCTGAATCTTGTCCAAAAATATCTGTTACTTTTACAGAAACAGAATTATCTCCGTCACTTAGGGATTTCAGGGTGGTAGACCAAGCTCCTTCTTTATAAAAAGTCACTAATTGACTATTTAAATATACACTAATTCCCTCGGAGTTATATGTACCAGATAATAAAATAGAATCTGCCGGTGATACTAGATTAGTCGTAGAGAGTGCCGGTGCTTCTATTTTATAATTAATCTGGAGGCTATCAGAAGGACTATATTTATAAAGCTGGTCTAAAGAATATATGTAAAAAGAAAGATTGGGCTTTGAAATTGTAAAGTTGGTCTCCCAGTAAGCATCTCCTTCAGTATATTTAACAACACCTTTAGATGTGATATCTAAAGAAAGTCTAGGCATATCTGTTTTTATCCAAATATTATCTTTGGCATACAAAGATATACCTGTTACTGATTTAAAAGCTAAATTGGGAGCCACAAAATTTATTTTGGATATAATGTCATCTATCGAATAGCTGATATCTCTGTCAAAAACTATATCATAGTTCTTAGTACCTACTGCTAGACTTAAAATATTGGTATCTTGTTGTCCAAACACAACTGGAATAACTGGTGAAAAGTCTATAGATATTAAAATTTCTATTTCTGGAAATCCAAGTACAGAATTAGCTGAATTTGCTACGGTTTCTATTTTTATATAATTATCAGAAAGAACAATATAACCAGCAGATACACCAGCAACGGTATTATAAAAATTAGAATTTATTTGATCTGCTATTTCTTGGGCTGATTGTGTACCTGTGTTTAATAAAATCGGCTTTGTTTCTGAACCAACAGTAAGTAAAAGGCTATTTGCAGAAGAGGTAATATTATAATCGCCAGCTAGCGTAGACTGAAAAGTGATATCTGTAAGTACATCTGTAGAATATATTACTTTTTTGGAATTAGGACTACAAAATCCTTTTATAGCATTTTCATCTTTTAAGTACAAAGTGTGAGATAAATAAGAAGGCCTATCTGTGGCTGGATATACATAGAGACTATCTAAATCTGAAAATTTATAAGTAAAAGTATCTGTTATTATAAAATCAGCTGTTATAGTCTGTATACTCTGCAACTCAGATATGTTTATTCCAGATACCGATAATACTTGATCTTGGATTATTAACCCAGTTAACGGCTCATTTACAATAAGTATTGTTGTATATACTGATGCGTCATAGGTATTATCTATTAAAATAATAGGATTATGAAGTCTTGCAATTTCAATTGTATCAAAAGCTTCCCAAAAATTAGGGAAGGCTTCAGTCACCAAATATGTGTTATAGACCGCAAGTATTTTTTTAGTTATTCCTGTATTAGCACCTGTAAGAGCAGTGATATCGTCATTTACTTGTACACCATCTGCTATAAAATCTTCTCCTGCTATAAAGAAATACTCTTTATATTTATCTTTATTTATAGTGAGAGTTTTTTTAATAAATCCAGGTTTGGTAATTATAGGGGGATAAAGACTATAGTGTAAAGAACGTGTATTAGCGTCTGTTTCTTGGTTAAATACATCTATAGCTTTTATAGAAAAATCAGTCGTAGTATCTAATATCTGAAAGGAATAGCCCCAGCGTATACTTCCACTTGCGTATTCCGTGTTAAGATGCCCGCTACAATTTCCGCTTGCAGGTAAAATAGCCAGCCCAACTGTTTCATAGTCTGTATATCCCGATAAACTGACATTAACATCTGTTATAAATATATCTGTATCTGGTATATCTATTCTAGGTATATTTAAGGCATACTGTAAATCTGTAGATGTAATTATACTATAATTTGCCGAATCATCAGTTGCCCTATGGTACATTGTTATTAGAGGAACTGAAAAGAAAAAATTATTATAAGTCCAATCCTCTAAATAAGGTAAAAATGTCACATTTGTTGTTGTAAAGCCAGAAGTAGGGAATAGGCTAGTTTCAACAGAAGTAGAAATATAATGAGTTCTGCCTTCTAAATCTGTATGTTGTTTATTATAGTGGTCATTTAATATTATTGGTCCATTAATTTGTAAGGTGATACTAACTGAAGGACTGACATTATTAAAAATATCTTCAGATACAACCACAAAAGTATAGGGAACAAAACCCGAAGATAAAGTAACACTATATTGCCAAGTATAGTTTGTTGGATTATATCCTGTACCTATATCTGTACCGTTCACTTTCACACGTACGGAAGCTGAATCAGCTATACCTTCTAAAAGTACAGTAAGATCTTCATCCCAAGCTATGATAGTTCTAGTGGGGCTAGTGATTATTGGGGCTATCATTTTCCATCTTTTCTATTAATGCCTTAGTCTCTTCAACCTTTTTAATAATTTTTTTTCTTTCTTCTTCTAAAATTAATATTAAATTACCAATAATAGGTTTTAGAGTCTCGTGTATGCCTAAATTCTTGATTTCTTTCCAATTTTTTAATTTTTCAGCCATTAAAAACTCCCCCAAGCATCGCTCATGTTGCCGTTATTTGCTAATTGTTTTTGATGCGCTGCCTCTTGTGAATCTTCTATCTTTTTTAAGGCTAATAGACCGTTAGATTTATTTACTCTATAAACAATCCATGAATAACGTAGATCATATAAATTTTCAGTTGTAAGTGTTGTTTCGATACTTGATATTCTTGTTGTAAGTTCTGACTGTCTATTTGCTATTACAGCTAATCTACCGGTCACAGCAGTATTTAAAGCAGCTTTTCTATTATTTAATGTGGTGTCAGAGTCAATAGAGTCAAAAACATGTGGTGGAATAAGTGACTCGGATTTTAAATCATCAAAAGATGAGCTATCTATGCTCATTAGCGTTGTGTTATCTATAAAATTTGTTGCATTTACTAACTCATCATGTGCAGATGCAAAAGCAGTATTGAAAGGTGCTACCCACTCGTCCATCTCACCAGTTAACTGAGCAATTTGAATATTATGTTGTGCTATCTCTGTATTATTTCTAATGGTATTTTCCGCAATAATATCTAAATGTACTGAGGGATGACTTGGTACTGTATATCCACTGTAAGTATAACCCCCTGTCCATAAAACACTTCTACTTCTAATTGCTGCTTCGAAGCCTAAATTCAAAAAATTTACAGACGGTGCGTCGGTGATTATATAACAACATTGGGTAAGAGTGTTAGAACTAGCTGTTAAGACAACACTAGAACCTAGTACTGAAGCTGTGCCTACTGTATAACCAAAAGCAGAGTCAATCTCGCTATTTATTTGTAGTGCCACATTAGCGGCTGTCCAAGCAATATAAGCATGTGTAATAGGATTTTGAATTGGAATAAAAGAAACTGTAACAGGTAATCTTTGTTGTAAAGCTCCTGAATGTTTTGTTTCTACATAAAGGGTCATTGTTTCTGTTGTTGTAAAAAAGAAATTACCAGAACTTGATAAAGTGTGCGTAGTAATGCTTCTTCCTAATAAAAGATTTAAATGTGAGATTTCAGAATTTATATCATTAATTTCTGAGTTAAATGCTGTTAGCATAGGCGCTACTGGTGGTACAACTGGGCTAACCCAAATATCGTTTTGATTTCCTTTATCATAAGCTAGCAAGGCGGGTAGTCTTATTGGATTTGTGTCTGTATATGTCTGACCAGCTAATGAAATATCTGGGTAATTTACTGGATATTTACTTGGAAAAAGTCTTGTAGGAGGTGTGTCTAGTGCATGTTCAATATCTGTTTCTGTAACTCTACCGTCTTCAGCACCAACAGTGTAACCGTTTATTAAATTAAGTTCTGTTTCAAAATATGCAAGTCTATTATCTAAAAATTGAAACCAAGTCTTTGCCAAATTGTCTTTATCTTCTATATTACCAACTCGCCAGATATAAGAATCATTTCCTGTTTCAGTAGAGCTTGTTTGGGTTATTTGACCTGTAGGAAAACCAGAAGAACTAGAATTTGCCAGATCAGCATTTGCTTTATCAATTTCTTGCTGAAGCTCATTCATTAAAGTACCATTATATAGTACATTTAAATAAAAACAGTCTGGATTTATAGCCTGAAAACTTACTTTAATGTTTGTTCCTTTTACTATCTGATCAAAAAACGAATAATTGGTTTTTACAGATATTGAAGAATCAATATAACGCCTACCCATATAATCAAGAGCAAAGCTATCACCTTGTAATATTCCTTGTTTTAATTCTATTGTGCCTGAATCATTAAAACTATAATCTACGTCATAGGTAAGTGTGCTATTATTTTTCTTTAATGTAAAAGGTTCTGTCATTATAGGAGTATATTGAGAATACAAATCAACAGCACCTTCTTGTATAATGGGCCTAGATGTATATTCGATGACTGAGTCTTCTAGTATAGGAGTGTACAGTTTTGTACCTAACAACACTGTGGTTAGACCAGAATTATAAGAAGAATTAATTACCTTATAAATATATTTTTTATTTACCCTTATTAAAATATCTTTTGAATAGTGATTAATTAAATATCCGTTAAATATAATTTTATTGTCATTTTTAGGAACTTGCGCTTTCACAGCAGCTTCTGTAAGAAATGTAACAGTTCCCGCAGTCGTATACAGATCGGGGTTAATATAAGAAGAAGTAAAAGTACTGTCTATTTGTATTAATGTGTCGGGGCTACCTGTATCTAAGTCTGAATTATCAAAACCAAGAGTTCTATTAGCGTTACCGTTTTTTACCTGTATAGAAGAAAGAGAACTTGAAGTAAGAGATTTTATTTTTATTCTTTTTGAATTATTCCAATAGAATACTTCAGCAGAATTGGGTACAGCTTTATTAAATTCACTCACTATGACTTCTACAGGAATATTACTTCCTGCTGTTAAAGTTATTGTATTTTCTGTACCGTCTGTTGTGTATATGAACTTATCATTAACATCTGCTATTATTGTAAAAGTTCCAGAAAGCTTACTGATTAAATTAGCTGTGGTATCTAAAGTTGTTTGATACACTGTATAAAAATCATTTTGTATTTGAATTACTGCTCCAGCGGGATAGCGTGTAGATATATCATTATTTTTTATAATTATAGTGTCTCCGCCGCTAGGCAATGATAGTTGACTTATCGCCATAGGAGGATTTTTAATTTTTAAAGAAATCTCACCACCAACAGCTCCTTTACCGCTATTTTGTTGATTGTTTGTAAAACCCAATGTCGGGTTCCCGTTTTTTATAGAAATAATTTTTTGAAGACCTGCAATATCTGTCTCAAGTACCAAGAATCCGTTACTATTAGAAGCTGTGAATCCTGTAGCTGATTCATTAATGATAGATACTACTTGTGCAGTCTGTTGTTCAAAATCTTCTGGAAATACAAAGACCTGTACAGTATCTGAATCCACAACTACTTCCAAAGAATTAACAGTACCGAAAAGATAAGGCCCCTTAACGGTTGAAATAACTGTTGCTTTTTTTCCTAGTAACACTTCTTGTTCTATGAGGCCTAATGCAGTGTTTTTATAAGTGACCGTATATACTTTATCAGGCAAAGCTGCTGTAGTTAAATTAATCCAACCTTGTTCTATGTTTATTGTATAGTCTGTATTAAGTAATAGTAATTTTGTATCTTCATAGACAGTATAATCATTTGCAAATAATTCAGTATCAAGTTTTAAAATAGCACTTGCAAGATTCTCGTCAGTAATTGCATAGCTAAAAGTCACTAATCCAGAAGTATCCACAAGATAGTCAACACCTTGTTTTTTTAAAATATTATTTTCAGACAAAGAAAAATCATCTGTATTAATACCTAAAAAGGGTCTATCTGTAACAGAACTGGGGCCTGTTACTCTTACTGTGTTTGTGAGGGATGTAGGAGTGTCATCTTCATCTGGAAAAGAGCTGAGAAAAGCAATAGAGCCAATTCCATCACCTTTAACTCCTGAAGAATTATCAAATCCTAATACCGGATTTGCAGAACCGTCCTCTATCATAAATCTATTATAAGCTGTGCCTTTTATTGTTTGAATACCGAGACGGTTAAGATTATTTGTATCTATAGATACAAAAGCTTGAATATCTGTAGTTGTTAAATTTATAAGATTAGCTATATCTTTTGCGTTTAAACTACCTATAGATAATATGAAAGTTTGTATAGAATTATCATTATATCGAATTTTAAATATGTTGGTACTACCTGTAATATTATAAGGCTCTGGATTCTTTGCTACCAGTACAGCAGGATTACCGTATCTAAGTTTATAGTTTATCCCCTCAGTTTGTACATTTTGATTTATTTTTAATTCAAAAGTGCTAGGTATAAGAACAGGAGAGGCTGGAAATAAAATACTGGTTATAGCCTCAGAAATGGAGCTTGCTAAAGTAAAATCAGTATATGACACTATTTTTGATAAATCTTTATCAGCACTATTTAATGTATTATAAAAATCTATAGATATTCCATCAGCAATAGGCGTGACTCCATTTAAAGGTACAGTGATATTTGTTTGATCTAAAATATAGCCTGCATCCACAAACCAACGGCTCATTTCATTACTGAATGAAAAATCATTTTTTTTCCAATCTACCGAAGTTGTTGTTTTTCCTATAAAGCCACCGCTGCCTGTTGTAGTAAGATCTATTACAGATCCGCCAGAACTTAGAGATAATTTCACATTAGTTGTTCCTGCTTGGACCACATAATAGGAAATACTTGCAGTTAACGGGGCAGGTAAAGTTCCTGTGGAAGATAGTTTTACAATATCACCATTTGCAAAACGATCTTTAGGTACATTTATAGTATTGTCAGGAATTGATACATCTGTCGAAGCAAAAGGACTGCCTATATCACCTTCTGTGTTTACGTTTACAAAATATTCATCTTCTGTGTAATAATAAACAGTTAGACTATTAATGCTTCCTTTTATGCTAGTGCGATTAAATCCTATAAAAAGAGCTTTGCTAGTTAATACTGCATTTGGTTCTGTAGTTATTATATAATTAGGATATCCTACAAAAGAATTCAGTACTTGTTGTAAGGTTTGACCCTCAATTTCTAAAACAAAAGAATCTGTATACGGGGCTGGTGATAAATCAATAAGTGTATATATCCTTTTATGTGTGATAATTAATTCTGCAGTAGTGCAGGAGCCATTATAATATATTTGAAAAGCCGGTTTGTAAGTCAAAGTGCCCTCAGAACTCGGTGCTTTGGTTGTATTAGCATTTATTGAGGATACTCTTGGCTTTCTTATTATAAATTGTCCAAAATCAATAGGCATCACTAACCCCTAATCTTAACTCACTTTTCCCAAGCCAACTCCAGCCCCCGGAACTGGGCTGCCACCAACGAGCACTGGTGCTCCAGAAATAACTACAGTAGCGATTCCTAAAGAAGTTACATGTTGGCAAAAAGCCTCTGAAAAGGCATCACAAAAGTCTTTAATTGCAATCCCCATAATACCACCGCTTAACATTTTTGTAAGCATTAAGGTAGACATAGCTGTGGGAACTAATCCTGATATTTTTCCAATACCTGTCCCTACAGCAATCCCAGCACTTGTTGTGTTAATAATGGAAGCTGTGTTAAAATGTAATACTGTAGCTTCAGCTAAAGCATCTGAAAAACTTTTGACTGGAATACCCCTTATTCCTTTTGTCATAAATTTTTCAAATATTTGAAGAGAAAGTACTGTATCTACAAGTCCTGAAAGTTTTCCTATACCTGTGCCAACAGCAATGATACCGGTATCGGTAGTGTTAACAATATTCATACTTAAAAAAGAAGTGACTACAGCTGTACCAAAAGCATCACAAAAGCTAGGCATATCCTTACCTAAAATGCCCTTACTGGCCATCTTAGCTTTTAATATATTTGATAATAGTGTTCCATTCAGCATATATAATAATACTCCCCAAACTCAAAAATCTAAATAGTATTGACAGTCACACTTTTTGCACCAATATGACGAGCCCCAGTAAAGTAACAAGGCTGACCACAAGGACCATCATTTACTGGGCCCCCTTGTGGTAAAGAACCTACCTGTACTTTTGGAGCCTGTATATTTACAGGACCCGCACTTTTAATATTTACTCCAAGTGCCCCTTCAATATTTACAGTACCCACAGTGGTCTTAAAGTTTAAAGAACCTAAACTAGTCTGTATATTTATATTTCCTGCAGTCACCTTAATAGAGTAGTTTCCAGCAGTGATACTGACTGATTTATTTCCTGCTAAAATTGTAGTAGAGTGATTACCTGCTTTTATGTCTTCTTTTCTACTACCAAGAAGCATAGAAAGGGTTGAATCACCAAATAAGATTTTAGTCTCATCAGCAACTGTGCTTCCTTTTAAAATGTTAGGAGCTTGTATGGAGACTTTTCTACCTGTTCCTATGGTCTGTTCATAGCTCTGTACAACAGTCTCTTGATAATTTCCTCCATAATTTGTAGTCTTATCTCCGATAAAATTATCTATTTTTTTGCCAAAGATTCTATCTTCTATAACACCATGCACAAGCCGTACATCGTTTCCTTTTATTTCTGTAAACTTACTTCCTTCTATTACCTCTCGTACATCTCCATTTACATTTAAAATAAAACCTGTTTTATCAGCATCATTACCTAAAATATTCCAAGATACCCCTTTTCTAAAAGTAGCATCCCATGATCTGGTTTTATCGTTATCAAAACCTATATTACTACGTATTCCTCCATCCGTATAAAGAGTAAGAGAACGTCCTCTAGCTGTATTTTTACCTAATCTTACTTTTGCATGACCGTTAAGATTTATTTCAGCAGATTCTCCACTACCCGCCGAATCAATTCTAGAAGATGCCCCAATATTTGCTAAATATTTTCCTTCTTTATTTATGTAAAAAGCAGTACTAGTTTTTGGAAATTTTAAAGTATAAGCAGCAGCTAATGTTGCAGTCTCATCTTTACCATCACTGATAAGACAAGCTTCTTCTATAAGAGAAGCCGCTGCATCGTCTTTTGTGTCTGAAAATATTTTAGGTTTTAAAACAACACCGTAGACCTTTTTACCTTCTGCGCTTACATAATCATTACCCACTAAAGTACCAAGTACTTGTGTTACTAAAGGTTGATCGATGGTGCCATCAGTACGATCTTTATAAGGAGAATCAACATCTACTCCACTATTAGATTTTAAGACGCTCATAACAGGAGTAGTAAGTTCTTCGACATCAATTCTGTGCTCAGTAAAAGCAGATTTACCGTCATCTATAGTCTGTCTACCATAGGGGTATTCATTTGTTATAAAATCAGCATATGTGACTATAAAATGGGGCAATCCTTCAAAATCATAAAATATTGGAAATTTAGATACTCCTTGGTATACTTGAAAGTCAGGATGGGCAATTAAAGCGTCTCTTGTTATTAGACCTGATGATGTTTTTACACCAGCTGAATTAATCACATTATTAAGAGCATTCAGAGAAATGGTCTGATCAGAAGCCCTTAAATTAATTTCATTAAGCACACTGTTAGAAATTGTTACATTTCGATCTAAGTAAAATTCACTGCCGTAGGTTGATGCGCCGTACAACTCTCCTTCATATAACTTTTGCATTTTAAAGCGTAATGCTGTTGCCGCTCCAGTAACCTCCAACTCAGGCGGAGGTTTTATAAGATCATTATTTATACCAGAAATATAACCCTTTGGCATAAACTGTACTAAAACTGGCTTTGTTAGGGTACCTGCTTTTGAAAAACTGCAAATTACCCAATCACCTTTAGCGGGCATAGCTCCTAAAAAACTACGATATCCGGCATAGGCTGCAGAGATATTTAATTTATAATAAGAGCCTACCCCATCTAACCAGATTATGTCAGCCGTCATCTCTTCTGGATCTACTCTTACTATTTCACCAAATCTGATGGATGTGGTAGCGGTTTTTATAAATCTTTGTGATGGATCTTTATACCCCTGATGTACTTCTCTAACAAAAGTCATACTTATACTCCCCCTAACTTTCTTCTAGCATCTTGAATCAAAGCCTGTCTTGTTGTTTCAGGTTGTAGTATATTCCCAAATTGAACAAGAGTGTTGCAAATACATTGAGAAGCTGTTTTAGAACCCGTAGGAGTAAGTTTTGCTAAAGTTGCCGCTTGATAATTAGAATAAGTATAACCACCTGAAATTGGATCTTTTAAAGCTTTCTGATCAACAGAAGCTTGTACCTTATTTGTTACATCAGATTTTGCTATTCTACTAGGTGATTTTGCTCTATCTATTTGTTGGCCTAAGGCATTTAAAGGACCTTTCTTTTGAAGTGTGCCGTCTTGCAAAAGTTTAAAAGTCCTGCCATTTTCAAAAATACCTATTAATTCATAGCCGTTTTCATCACTTACTGGAATAGCATAATCTAAAATAGCTAAATATTCTGTTGTACTATCTTTAGCTTTAGCGTTTTCCATTTTTTTAAGCACCTCTTGCACAAGAGAATCAGATAAATCTTTTTCAATATATGTACCGTATCGATTTGTTTTTATAAGTGTATTTTGTGCCGCATTAAATGCAGGATCACCGTGCGCCTCTTTATCAGCAACGGTAATGGGGTTTGTGGGAGCGGTACTGTTGTTAACATCTTTTTTTATAACGGATGCTTGTGTCTGTGCTGCTGTCTTCATTGAACTTTCTAATTGTTTTTGCCTTACAACATCATCAGCTGTGTAACCTTGTAAAACCAGCATTGTAGATTCGCCGTTTATACTAAATGGGGCTACATTTTTAACATCATCTGGAGTACGTATTCCTTTATTTTCAGGGCCAACATATTTTCTTCTCATTGATGAAAACTGTACCTGTGTTGTGTGGGTACCTCCAAAAGAAAAATTATGTTGAATATTCTCAACATATACAAAACTATCTTTACTTTCTATATAAACAGGAAATCCTAGTTTTAATTCTGGTCTACCGATAATAGCTAGACTCCCAGTAAATCTTCCAGCATTTATACGTTCCATTTCGCTTATAGCATGATAATAGCAGCTTTCTTTTGTATTACACAAATAACCAGTAATATTATTACAGCGCAAACCAAATTTTCTTGCTAGATTATAATCTGTATACACACCTCTTGTACTAGCAACAGATTGACCTGGAACTTGTTGATTTAAGCGTCCCATCACCTCTACTCTAGTAACAATTTCGGCTTCTGATTCGATAATATCCCAACTTAATATTTCATCATCTTTTATTACAAATATAGGATTGTCTCTCACATCTAAATTCCAAAATGGAGGCTTAAATATAAATTCTCCTGTTGTGTCTAAATAAAACTCAAAGCCTGTGTATAATTTTGTTTCATTTATTATTTCAAGGTTACTTTGATATGAGCTTTGAATAGGATCAAGCTGTTGTTGTTCGTCTGGTTTAAAAAAAGGTTTAAAGTTTTTTAAAAGAGAACTGTCATATAAAATTTTTGTAGCAATATTGGGTATATTAGAAGCGGCTGCATCTACTGCTTTTGGGTATGCTTGACTAAGATATTGTTTTTTTCCTTCTTCAAAATCAGGATTACTGATATTTAAAAAAGACTTATCTGATGTACCAAACATTCTTAAAGCTTGTTTTATTCTGGAAAACTTATCTACCCAAGCTTTCATTAAGTCGTTATCTTTATAAGTAAAGGGATTGCCCGGTGTCTCAGGTCCTTCTTTTTCAAAAACAACTGGATGTACAATATTTAAGAAAGACACATTGACTAATAAATATATTATTTCATAAGGATTCATACCTGCAAAAGATTTACCGGCATAGATAGCCGCACCAGCAGCTCCGCTAGACATAACATATTGAAGAGCTACTGCGGCTGGGTGTACATTGGTTTGCATTAGCTGCATCCACTTTAACATTGATTGGCAGTTAATTGTAATTGTCTGAAGACCGTCATTGTAAGATTCTGCTAGCTCAGTTATTACTCCCCAAAAAGCTTTATAATATTTGTATTCCCCAGAAGAATCTTTAAAGTAGCTTTTAAAATATATATCTATTTCGTCCATTAATCGAAGACCATATATTTTTCCACCACGTACTAGATAATTTGTATTATGTCCGTGCCTTGGTATAGTTATAACAATATTAGCCGTACCTACTGTTGTGTTATTTGAAAGACTTGTCGTAATAGAAGTAATGTATTCAGATAAATTCATTTGAGCATGACATATAGGACAGACCTCTATAGATGGTTGGTTATTAATAAGCACTACCGCATCAGGTGCTCGTGCTATTACTTTTTTTTGTCTATAGGTGTTTTTAGCAAGTTGTGCTGTTTCTGTTGCCATTAAATCCCCACCGGTTGATATAGTTTTGTTTGTTTAATAACATGTCGTATTACCATGTCAGCATCACTAGATGCTTCAGCTTTTGTGGTAATTTCACTTTTTTGATTCTGAAAAAACCCACGAACAGCATTATCTGCAGCATTATTGGCAGAATAATCTTTTGTTACAATAGCGTTTACTTTTTCCTGAACTATGTTATTTAAAGTACTTGTTTGTGTAGAATCTAAAGGATTATAAGCACTAGTTGTATTAATACTTTCTTGTATTTGTGATGATAAAGTCTTAACTATAATCTCTTTAGGAAGTTCCCACTCAGCTATAGTTAAATCAGGAAGATTTTCAAGTTGTCCTTCCGTCGTAGACTCTGAAGGACCTGTTATTACTGAAACAGTGCTTTTGGTCGATGCATATGTTGTCAATCCTGTTTTGTTTGGGGATTCTATGATCAGTCTTTGTCTTACTGTAAATTGAAAACTGTACTTAAGTGTAAATGGATTTTTAGCATCTTCTTCCATTGTGAATTCATCGAAAGAACCTTCATACACAGAATCATCATATTGGAAAAATACTGATCCAATTTTATCAATTCTGTTTTTAGCATCTAGTTTTTTATAATTTTGTTGTCTATCTAATCTGGTTTGAACAAGGCTGATTGTTTGTACATTAATATTTATATCAGATCTACTTTCTGTATAGACATATCCATTATTTTTATAAAGTAAATATAAAGAATATATATTTCTAAAAGAAGGTGAAGAAGCTCTATCTGTTCTAGTTAAATTCACAGAAGTAGGCTCACCACCAACAAGTCTATTATTACTTGAGTTATTCAAAGAACTATTTCCTGTATAAATATAATAAGCTCCTATTTGACCTTCCACATTAATTGTATCCAGCATTTCCCCCCAGTGCTCGACAATTATACCTTGTCTTGTAAAAGTAGGATTTATTTTTTTAGAGAAACTCATATTAAAAGTATTAGGATTTACCAAAAGGGTAAGCTCAGGAGGAGTCAAATCATATACATCAGGATACTGTATCCAAAATTTCATTGGAATACGCTTTCTTTCAAGAAGATTTTTTTCGGTAACTTGTTCAGCTACAACTATATTAAAGCTTGTTGGAAATGATAAATTAGTATAATCATTAAGCATAGTTATCCTATAATTGTTTGTTCTACTTTAAAAATAAAATCATATGTAATTCTAAAAGGTGTCGTAGCGTCTTCGTTAACATTAAAATTTTCAAAATAGCCCCTATAAATCCCTTCTGAAAAAACAAGTTCCACATAACCTACTCTATTAATTTGTCCTGTCATGGGGTCATAAATACAACCATTGTTTCTATAAATATTTACAAGATTTTTAAAATTTAAATAAGAATCACTTGTTTTTCGATCTATAGTAGTTAGACCGTCTTTAGATATAAAAGCACCTGTAGAACCTGAGCACGCTATAGCATCTAACTCTTCTCCCCAATGCTCTTCGTATACAGCACTAAAAGTTTGAGTTCTATTTATTTTTTTAGTAAAGGTCTGTTTCATATTCCCGGGATTAATATACATCTGAAGAGACGATATGGAAAGTTGAGTACTTGTTAAATCATCCACTATATTAAAAGTAAGAATGTTAGCTGGGTAATTAAGCCTTACGGTCATCCTATTCCTCTATTTACTCTATTTTGTGATAACATTAGCTCTTCTCTTACAACCCTTCTTATTCTATCAAGATCCCCCCCATTTATATTTATAATTACATTTTTAAGACCTGTTGTTGCTCCTAAGGCTGGTGGTGCTGTTCCTGCGGGAGTTGTTGCTGCTGTTGGACCCATAGCCGGTACAGTAGGGGCAGCAAGAGATGTTGCATCTATTGATAAAGGCTCCGTTAATGTGGGTGTTGGCATTTTTTCAATTTCAACAGGTTGTACTTTATTTGATGAATAAATTTTTTGTAATCTTTTTGAGATTTCTTCATCAGTAAGTCCTTGCTCCTTTAAGGTTTTTTTATATCCTTCTTCAGCAGCAGATTGCCCAGAAAGCCAAGCTCCTAGAGATCCGGTAACAGCTTTACCGACTGCACTACCTAAATATTTTTCATCAAGTTTTGTCAAGCCGTATCCAACACCTAGTCCGGCACCTATTCCAGCACCAACGGTACCTGCTAGAGCCACTCCGCCAACAGCTCCAGCAACACCAGCGGCTCCAACAGCTGCGGTTTCGGTAGCAGCCGTGGCCGCAACAACGGCTTCGGTAGCCGCAACAGTTTCAGTAGCTGCTGCAGCTGTTTCAGCAGCGGGTGCTACTAATTCTGCTAAATAACCCAATGCTGACTTTGCTAATGGGGCAATTTTCATTATTCCATATAAAGTACCTACTATTGATAATACTCCTTGAAGTAACGCACCCCAACCACCGAGTATCTGATTAAGTCTATCTGAGATACCCTGAAGTAGCTTTACTTGAGCAGCTCCTGTTTGCTTTTGTGCTTCAATTGCCTGTTTTTGAAAATCTTCAAAAGTTTTAGCGCCATCATCAGCGCCTTTAGAGGATTCTTCTACAGATTTTTTTATTTCATCAGTTATTTTTCCACCACTAGCCAGTAGAAGGCCTTGTTGTTTAGAGGATACTCCAAGTTTGGTGGCTATTGTTCTGAATACTAAGGCATCCCCCGCGCTCATATCGTAACCTTTTTTTGCCAAATTAGCGAGAAGTTCTAGTTTAGTACCGGTATCTGCAAACTCTACTAGAGCACCTGCCTGAGTTGCACTGCCGGAATTTAAAGCGTCTACCATTTTTCCTTGCATAGTCGCTGAATATTGATTAGAAGCTAAACTTTTTTTAAGCTCTGCTAATTGCTCTTTATCAGCAGTTGATGGTTTTCCTTTCGCTAATATAACATCTATTTTTTCTTGAATTTTTGTTCCAGCTTCTTTTATTGTTTTTAAACGATCTGCCGCAGGAGCAGCCATCTCTTTCATTTTCCCTTTTCCAATCATGGCAAAGGCTGTGACAGATTGCATCATATCTTGGGAAAGTCCTTGTGCATTTTTTGCTAAATCTTCTATTTGATTTCCTGAAAGACTGGTATTCCGCCCAAGAGCTGATATTGTTTTGGCTGTTGACTTAATTTGATCTTCAAATAAAGCAACACCTGCTGTAGTGGTCTGCACTATTCCTAAAAATTTATTGGTACTCATTCCTGATTGCTGAGCTGCATTTGTTATATCAGTAAACACATCTTTCATTCCGCCCATTGTCGTATTGAATTCAAAGGCCATATTTCCCATCAGTTCACCCATAGTGGCATCTGACACTCCAAGGTTCATAGAAAAAGTTTTTACAATATTAGCAGCCCCTAGTAGGCTATTAGACGCAGCAGCTGATGTTGTTGATATGTTTTTCATTTGAGATTCTAAAGTTCTGGCGGCCATACCTCCTTGATCAAGAGCTTTCACCATTCCTACAATTTCGTCTCTACTTAACGCCATTTCCGAACCAAAACCAGTAGCAGCTTTTGTTAATCCTATTAAATTTGTGGCATCAGCTAAAGAAGTTGTCATTTTTTTTCCAACAGTCTCGGCTGAGGTGCCTATAAAAACACCAGTATCATAAAGCTCTTGGTACATACCTGCCACTTTTGCTTGTACCTCTGCTATTTTTTTAATAAGAGCGCCTAATTCTGAAAAAACAGCTAATGGTATTGCTATTTTGCCCACCGCTTTGGCAGCGCCACCAGCAACAGCGCCTAATTTATCAAACAAACCTTTTAGCATAGGTAAATCTTTACCAAGTGTGCCTAGCACACTTTTGGCCTTTAAAAGTTTATCTGACCATTTTTGAGCTGAGCCAGCCATTTCAGAAGCGGTAGTCTCGGCTGTTGCTATGGCTTTGTCTCCTAGATTTTGCATGTCATTAATATCTTTTATAGTCTTTTCTAATTCTTTATTATATTTTTCTTGTAGCTTTATAACTTCTTGTTTTCTTCCCTCTTCTGTTGTTCCTTCTTTATTAGCTATAGCTATTAACTCACTTGCAAGAGTTAACTGCAGTGCTGTGAGACTGGCAAGCTGTTTACGTAAGCCTTCAATGTTTAAAAAAGATTTATCTATCGGAATACCTCTAGCCATTAATTGGCCGACGCCATCTTTCCAACTTTTAATTGTCTCAGTAGCCCCTTCTAGTGTTGATTCAAGAACTTTTTGCGAAGGAACAATTGCTTCGAATTTAGTTGTTGTTTCTTCAAGAATTTTACCCTGATTGATTAATTTAGTGTTGGCTTTCTCAATACCTCTATCAAGATTTTCGTTTGACATTTTTTGGGCAGCCTCAAGCGCTGCTATATTTTTTTGAAGAGCCTCTTCTTGTTCCTTACCTTCTTTTGCCCCAAAAAGTGTACTACCAATACTTTCAACAGATTCCATTAATTTAGCTTTTCTTTCAATATTATCAAGCTGTGCTGTAATATTGGTATCGAGTCCCTTCACTTTACCAATATCTTCTATAGCTGTTAAAAGAGCTTTCGCATCCGTCTGTATACTTGGGTCAAACATTTTTGAAAATACAGCTATTTGATCTTTAGGTAATTTGGCTAGACTGTTTACTAATGCATCAAAATCATCTTTTAAGCCAGCACCTAGTTCCTCTTTCTGTAGTTTATCTGTAGATTCTTGAAGTTTATCAAATTGTTTTTGTAAATCTTTTGTAGCAGTGCCTCCTAAGGCAATAGCTGCGGCTGTTTCTTTCATCGCGGTCTTTATATTTTCTATTTTTTTGTCAAAAGTGAATTTTGTTTTTTGTAAATCAGTAATTGTTTTTTTTGTTTCATCAATATCAGTGATTAAACCTTTAAAAGAAGCTGAAGAAGCTATTCCTAATTTATTTAAAACATTTTTTGATTCTTTTATCTTTTTATTAAATATGTCAGCTTCTTTAGAGAGAGCTTTTAAATCGGATTGGGCCGATTCAGCTGTTTCCTTTTCCTGTTTTTTTAGTTGTGACAAAACAACTCTTAGCTCCTTAGCTGTTAATACTTGTTCTTTTGTTGGTGTATCGGCCATACTACTTCCTTAGGTTTGGAAAATCTAAGTTATCTATACTAGCCTCTGCCGCTAATATCTTCTGTTGCTTGACATATTCCTTTTCTTTTTTATCCTCAGTGTCTGTTGTGTATATTTGCGTAAACTTTTTGCTTCTTTCTTCGTCAATATCAGAAGCCTCTAATTGAAAAGTCTTACCTTCTCTTACTTTTTTAATTCGTTTTTTCATTTCTTCTTCTGAAATAACAGCTACACTATCTAATTCCGAAGTGTCTTTATCATATCTTTCCCGCACTTGCTGTAGTTGTGTCTGCTGTTTTACCATTTCATCTCTTAAAGTCTTTTCATACTCTTCTATTATTCTGTCATGCTCATCTTTTTCACCACGCATTTGCTTATCCAATTCTTTTACTAAGTCTTCTGCGGTCTCTGTTGGACCAGAGATATATCTCTTTTCATCAGGGGTGCCATTTAATCTTATACGTTCTCGTCTTTTCTTTTCTTCTTCTCGCTTTAATCTGTCTAAATTTTCAAGTTTTTTAACTCCTTTTGGATTATGAGAAGATGCCATAAATTTTGCTAAACTGTATTGTGTGTCAAAGCTTTCTTTTATATCTTCAATAGAATTTAAAAATATCCAGTATTTTTGAAAATTATTTAAACCTAAAATATCACTTCCTAAAATTCCAGTATTTTTTTGACTGTTTAATTGATTTTTCTTAAAAGCCCAAAAATATCTAGATTCGCTCTCATAACTATAAGATTCAACAACAGTCACCTGTTCGTTAGCTTTTTTCATTAGAAGTTCTAAAGTTTTCATTAATTTGTGTAAAAGAGCTATAGGTAAATTTTTAAAAAATTCCAAAATAGTGTCATATAGCTCTTCTCTTTTATAAAGTATATTATAGCCGTTGATCATATAAAGAGATAAATACAAATAATTTAAGTAATAATTAAATTTGTATTTAGGATCTTCCTCAAAGCCACTCATTAAACTGATACGTGAATATTCTTCTTCATTTAAAGTTTTGAAAACGAAATTTATATTACCTATCTTTATCTTTAAAGGAATAAAACCTTTAAATAACAGGTCTTCTAAAAAAAAATATTTTTTTTTATCCATTACTCTTTCTTATCTAGTATCTCACTCACTACAGCATCTAGTTTTCCTACGATTACATTACCGTGTATTTTTGTTTCAATACCGTCCATTAAAGTTTTATAATGATTCCAAATTGTATCGACTAATTCCTGATTCCAGCCTTTTACAATATTTTTCCTTATCCATAGATGTCTTTGTGTCTTTTCAGGCTTTCCCTCAGTATCTTTTATTTCATTATCTTCAATTATTTCTGGTAAATCCTGCCCATTTAAACTGATAATAGCCTTACAAAGCGTATCCCTTTTTAATGCAAAAAGATAAGAAAGACCTCTTTCGTATGTCATAGCATACGCATGAGAATCTGTTTCTTCTTCTGAGGTGAGAGGCTTTAGTTTTAAAGTAAGAGCATCTCCAATTTTTACATCTTTCTCTTCATAATACACAGTCTTCAACTTCTTCAGATCGTCTAAAATCTTTTGATTCATCGTCTCTATCCTCCATTTTAAATAAAATTATCCTTATAGTCTGAAAATATTAGTAAACTAGAACTATTATACTCTTAGAAGTTGGCTTTTATAAAGAAGAGGCTACAGTTGAGCTAATTACAGAGATTTTTTTTTTTATTAAAAAATATTTTCTTAAAAAAATTAGGATTATTTTGAATGAACATAACAAATTGATTAGCCAGTAAGTCTACAACATCTTCTTCATTTTTAGGAGAGTTTCCGCCGGAGAAAAAAAAACTATGAAAAATTTCATGAAAAATTGTTACTTTTTTAACATTTTCAGGCATTTTTCTTTTTATTTTAATGCTCAATTTTTCATAATCACAATTACCTAGTTCATCCCCCATCTCTTTAGCACTGGCACAATCATCATAGTCCCAATCCAAAGCTCCAATTTTTAATTTTTTTCTCATAAATTCCTACGTTATTATTCTACTGTTTAAAAAAGCTTTATTAAAGACTATCTTTCTTCTTCCATAAATTTTTAGATTTCTTTACCTCTGGTTCTATGACTATATCAGGTACAGGCATATGCCCAGCATTTAAATGTACCTCTTCTACACTAATATGCACAGTTTTACCTATTATAATCTTTTTAACAATCCTGTTGCTCTTTATTTCCAGACTAGGTAAGCAAAAAACCAACATATAAAAAGGCACTTATTAGTAGAAAACGCGCTTCAGAACAGGCTTATCTGGTTGAATTGTATTATTAAATCAGCTGTTCTACTATTTTCTTTTGTTCTTCGGTAAGACGGCTTTTTAGCAGCCATATTAAGTTAGAATAATCAAAGAATTCCAAGTACTTAAAGATAATATTATGAGCTTCCCAATTCTCATTAATGTCAATATAAGGATACTTTAATTTTTCTTTCGGTAGCTTATATCTCATATTCCTGAACTTTGGCTGTATGTCATCCCATCTTTTGAGTGTATTTATGTTATTTTGTAAATCTTTATAAAGAGTATCTTTTAAAGAATGAAATTTCTTATTATCAAAGACCTTTAAATAACTTGTAAGCTTTTCATACTCCTTTAACTTTGTAATTATATCCTCTATGTACATATCATATATTTTAATGGCCTGTAAAGCGATAGCCTTTTCCTTTTCAAAAATTTTATCAGGATTATACTCTAAGGGGTATAGCCTTGGAGCTTCTCCTAACCATTTTTCATCAGTAAGATCATATTTAAAGTCACTTGTAAGGCAGTGCCCTACCCCAATAATAAAGTACTTAATTTTTAGGTCATCTAAAAAATAGCTATTTACGTCAGGATAAATCTTATCTCTGATAAAATTACGTAGTAAATAATCATCAGATAGAGAAATATCAGGATTATTGGATCTAAATTTATCATAGTCTATCTCTACATTCACATCCAAGTCAGACAGGTCGCTGTATAAATTAGTAGTCATAGATCCCGTTACTGTAAGCCTTATTATCCAATTTTGAGGATTCTTAAAGTGTATTTCAGCACTTTTATATAAATCAAGGGTAATCTTATCTCTATAAATGTCTTTTATATGAGGTATCTCATCTATAAATTCCCACAGCTCAGGTAGTAATTCTTGCCTTGGATAATCAATTACAGAAGCGTATTTTTCTTTGTCTTTTACTTTTACCCATAAAAATGTCTTAGCACTAGTCTTTATAAGAGCAAAAATACCTTTTATGTCTTTACCTTTAAATTCTATAATATATTTTTTATCGTAAGTAGCGTCTAATAGCTCAAAAGTACCTTTATCAAATATCTCGACTGTACCCGCCCCATAACCTTCTTCTATGGTACCTTCAAAAGTCCCCCATGACATTGCATGATCTTCTGTTTCCATGGCTAATAGCTTATTGTGATAGGTAGGTAGCTTATGCTTTGGGATAGCAAACGATCTATATACAGTACCAGCTTTATCTGGAGCAGTATTCTTTTCACCAGTAAGTTTTGCTTGGGGTTCAAGAGAGTCTCTTAAAGATGAAACTGGAAATTCTAATCGAAGATCAAAGTGCAAACTTGTAGCTTGGTGTTTTTGTATAACAAACTTGCCCCTATAGCCTTTAACAAGTTCTTCTTTAACATACTTATTGTTTGATGTTTTATAAGTGATCTGATCACCTACGTACGGTGGTCGAGACACTAATGGTTGTGTAAGAGTGGCTAAGCCATAATAAGCCAGTACCAATCTAAAAGCTTTTTTATTTTCTTTTTCTATATCCCACGGAAACTCTTTTTTTAAGGTCTTCTTATATACTTTATCTATAGTACTGTCTGTCTTTTTAAATGCCGATAGCTTTTTAGCAGGTACTTCAGTACTTACTAGCCCAGTATCGACACGGATAGAAAAGGGCGCTACAAATCCACCATTTACCTTTACTGGTGAGAAGTCTATATTAAGTTGATTTTTCTTGGGACTTTTCTCATCGACAGTATAGTAGTCCTTATCATGAAAATCTTTTTTAAGGATTTCTTTCCACTCATTACGTACTGAGTCTATATCTTTTTTAGATTTCAAATAGCACCATATATGAAAAGACCTAGCGCCTGTATAGTATATTTCTACTTTTTTAAATTCTTTTCTGGCATTAAGATAGTCATAGAGCTGTAGAGTACGTTGTTTTATATCTGACCATTGAAGATTTTTGGCAGGATCCATATCGAGTACCATAAGATCTGTCATTTGGGGGCTAGTCAAATGAAACTCTACTACACGTCCTGTGTTATACTTATCAAATTGCTCTGCATTATTTATTCTAATAAAAGCAGTCTTACTGTCAAAAGGATGCCTCATATAAATACTGTCTTTAGCTGTTTTTAGTACAATAAATAAATCAGATCCTTTTAATATTGGTATAAGCTTTGACTTTATAGAATCGTAGTATTTCCAGATATGATATTCTGTTATATTTTTGGTATAGCTATAGTTATCGGCTTTGACCATAACGGTATCTGGATGCTTTGGGTACGCCATAATTACTCCCAGTATTCCTTAAAGTATGCCTTAATTATTCTATAAGCCGACTTTTTATACTGACTTTTAAGCTCACTGAATATAGGTACCTGTGTCATTCTTAAATCAGCCTTATTCACAGTCTTATCATCTCTTAATCTTTTAAACGAGGGTATTGTAAGAGTAATCGTAAATTCTTTTTCACCCTCCGACCACTCTCCTTTTTTAAATTCAAGGGTATGATTATATGTACCTTTTGCTCGCTGATATTGTATTTCCAGTATTTTATTAAATTTATAAGGATCTACCCAAATTACATTACCTTCTTTTTTTACTTCATGTTTTTTAGCAAGTGCCCAGTAGTCATCCCTGTCTTTAAAAGAGAATCCTGTACCCACCCGACCAGCTAGATGAAAATGTTTACCATCGAAATATGCTAATTTAAGAGCGCCCATTCTGTTTTTGTTGACACCTGTGCCTCTTTCTACGCCTATTACCGCTAAGTCAATAGTAAAAAACGGCTTGCTTTTTATTATTTTATTAGGGCAACGTATGACTATCCCCTCATTTTTTTCATCTTTTACAAACTCATTCCAAGCTTTTTTAAGATTATCTTTCCCTATATAATAATCTACAGGATAAATATGCTTTGCATCTTTAAATATCTTATGTAATTCTTTGACCCCAGAATCAAAAGAAGATGAGGACAAAATACATTTCTTATCATTACCTGTGTACCATTCAAAGATAAAGAAATGTATTTTGTCCTCATCTTCTTTTGATTCTGGGGCTCTTGTTTTAGACATCGTTTGGTTGAACTGCTCGGGTACACCTCTTTTTTTTACAAAAGTCAGCTCGCCCATTATAGTTGATTGTGCATATCCGTGAGATTTTAATATATGCACAATCTCATCAAGTACTGGTAATTCTTTCCGTACACCAAAGCCTGTGTTTGAAAAAGACGATTCTGAGCCTTTAGTCCAATTGAAAGCAACCAATTGGCCATCCACTTTTTCCTGAATAATACAATTATCAGATATTTTATTAGGAAGCTCTTCATAGTCTATAGACTTCATGTGTTGGGCGTGCTTCCAAGCTACTAGCTGTCTACTAAATTTATTATTGTGCTCTATCTTATAAATCACAAGGCTTTTTTCTCTTTTACCCTTTTAAATATTTCGGGATGTTTTTCGACAAACTGAAAAATATTCTCAGGAGTGATTAAGTCTTTATTCCAAAGTTTTAGTTCTGGAAATCTGTCAGTTAATAAGGCTTTCATATATACAGCATCTAATTCACTACATACTGTCCAAAAACTTACTGGATTAAAAGGTAATGTAATACCTAGCCAGTCTTTTAGAGCAAACCATATAGGAAAGCCAACAGCAAGTTGAAAATAACCATAAGGCTTTTCTAAAAAAGTATCAACGGTCTCCCTTAAGACCTTATCAATAGCAAATTCTGGCATATCTATTTCATAAATTCTATAATAATATTTATCTATACTATCGTATTCTGTAAGAGTACAGAGATCTACTCCCCTACCCCTAGCTCCAAATACATAAGATTCAAAATCTGTGGAATCTGTTATAATAGCACAATGACTCCAATTAGAACTTGATACTTTTCTAATTGCGCCACTTAAAAAATCGTCTTTTTGAGCCCCTATAAAAATTGATCCGCGTTTTATCATAGTATTATTCCTGTATTATTTTTTCATCTTTTGAAGTAAATATATAATCTAGGTAAACATTCACTTTAGAGTCATCTGTCTTGGTGCAGAAATATGATACTCTTGCAACTAGATTAGGAAGACATTCTCCTGGTGCTCCATCGGGTGTCATTATCTGCCTGCTATTTATAGTACTTATCCAAGACTCATCATAATATTTAGTCCAGTGATCCTCGTACTCTCCATTAATCTCAAATGCCATTAACTCTAATTGTGTATTTATTTGATCTTGAGTGAGCCCAGGAAACATTGCTTGTAGAACATCTGGATTTTTAAATAAGTCATATAAATCAACAATACTAAGCTCAATAAAATCATTATCACCTGAGTTATTAATTTTAACCATTACACCCCATAAGTACATCAGTGTAGCCCAGTCTTTAATTACACAGTCTATATAATGTCCCATTGTGTATAATCCTGCGCCTTCTTCTAATAAGGGTAACTCAACAGTGATTGTATGGTTGACGTTATCAACTGTTTCTATCCAACTTCTATTATTACAATCATTTTGAAAAATGTAATTTCCAATTGAAGGAACTATTGGGCAATCCGCATTGTAGCTAAAAGTTAGCCCATCCTGCGATTTATTACTTAATGTTATTGAGCAGTTTTGGCTATTAGACAAAAAACTTAATTTAACAGCACCAAAAGGTTGTAAGCAATTATCGTTTTGGGGGCTGGTAGGTGTCACAATTGAGCCTAAAATAGCTTTAACTTCCTTGGGATCATCGGGCATAGGTTCTCCCGAATGATTAGCCACAAGAGTATCAAGTGCTGTTTTTTCATCGGTTGTTAGCTCTGCTTTAAATGTAATAGCTAATTCAGTTCCAACAACATTTATGTAATCTAATGCTACAGTTATTGTACTGTCATGTACTTCTTGTATTAACCTACTTATTGAAACTTTATCTTTTGTATAATTATATGTCATACTCATATTATGTACTCCTTAATTTAATAGCTGTTCCATATACTGTGGCTGTTCTGCTTGGATTACTTGAAGCATAATCTAAATTTATAGTATACACACCAGAAGTTAAAACACTAAAAGTTGTAATATTACTAAATGGAATCACATCTGAAGAGGAAGTTGGTGTTACAGAAATTTGCCATAAAGTATTTAAATCATCTTTAAAATATGTTAAACGACTTTTGAAATAAAAACTTGTTGAGCTGAAAGACCATGTGAAATTACTAGTAATTTCATATTCCTGACCTGCTTGTAAATTTATATTAAAAGTTAATCTATTTATATACGAAGAACTGTTTGTTGAAGCAGTATCACCCAAGGATGTTTCGAAGTTATCTGGAAAAGTATTAGCAGCTATGACCGCATCAGCATTAATTTTTTCTTGAGCACTCATCTCTAAAACTGAATCACCAGATATTTTCCAGTATTTTTGAGGTACACTTGTAAGTAATGACAAATCTGGATTAATAATCCAATCGGTAATTGGATAATCTGGTGTATTTGCGCTATAAATTATTTTTGTTGTTGTGCGATTAATCACCGTTGCCATATTTAATACCTCCTGTATTTTAAATAAGTGGTAGTGTATGTTGGAATATTTAAAGCTGTTGCTGAATATTTATTATCAGAAACTTCAACAATCGTGGCTGGGGTAAATGCGGGTGTAAATGCAGCCAACACAATTTCCATATTGGCTGGTGCTGGAGATGTTGAAAATCCAATTCCTGTGTAAGATCCAGCAGTAGTTGTATCTAAATCTCCAATAGCACAAGAAAGAGATGTGGCTGATATTTGAGTATCTATATTATGGTTTGTTCCTACTGCTGTCATTGTTAAAGCACTACCAATAGAACCTGCGGAAACAATCATGGCTCCATCTGTTATAGTAGTTAGGCTAGTTGTAGTAGCTCCTGTATTACTAAATGCTGTGGAAGTTGCTTCAACAGCATCTTGCGCACCAATAAGCGTATAAGCAGTTAATGTTCTTCTGTTATTAGTGCCTCCCCAAGTTACCGTAATTGTGCCGCTTTCTCCTGATGTTACACTTCTACTCCATAATCCTACACCAGAATAAGTTGAAGTAGTGTTTCTAACAGAACCTCGGCTGGTTAAAGCCACACCATTGATAATGTCATTTGTACTTGGTATGCCCCAAGTCATGCTTGATTTCCAAATCTTTTGTGTCATCTTTGTTATTCTCCTATTGCATTAGCTAATGAAGCAGAACCACCAGTAAAAGTTACAGCATTAGTCCCACCACTAAATTTTAAAGTTAACCTATCAGCATAGAATGAACTAGCAGGTCCATTAAAATTAACGACGTTACCTGCCATAGACTTAAATTTACTCCTAAATAAACCCTTTAATGGTTGGTCATATGTAGCATCTGCATTATTTGCTTCCGTTACAATTACATCCCCATCAAAAATACAAGATGCCCTAACAATACCTTTTACATTCATTTGATTTCCAAAAAGACAATTCTTTGCATCCATAATTCTTACTGATGGGCCATATGTTCCAATATAAGTACGTTGGTTACCAGAGAAGCCATCTCTATACCTTATTGTAACATTAGACATCCATAGCCCTACATAATTATAAGATTGCATAAAATTTGCACCATAGAACTCATAAGCACCACAAGCACTAGAAGAAGCCCCACCTATTTCAGAAACAACTATCTGATAATTAAATTCTATATTACACATTTGAATATGACAATTTAAACTATCACTAGTTTGATTATTAATTACATAAATAGGTCTAGAAAATAAAGAGCTTTGAGACCTAGAAAATTCTTTCCAATGACCAGATAAGCCCTGTGTTGCATTTATATTACCATTAATAACGAAGTTACCTGGTTCACTATAAGCAATTGACTTATCTTGCCTTACTACAAAGGCATCATTAACCGAGGAAGGTCCCATAAAAATACAATTTATTTGTCTACCTGCTGGTACATAAATAGCTACTGGACTACCACTTGTACCATACGCCCCAGGAGCAACATACACTGTAACTCTTCTAGGCCAATCAGCAGATAAAGCTGAAATTGTAGCGAAAGCTGTGGGTAAAGATTTATAAGGGTTCTTTAAAGTTCCATCTTCAGTAGAAGAAGTTGAACTATTATCAACATAAAGAATTTCTCTTTTAGTATCCCCTATCTGTCTTTCACCTGCCATTGTACTAAGGGCTTCATCACCCCAAACCATATTACTTTTCCATATTTGAGACATGTATCACCCCTAAGAAATATTAATTAAATTAAAATACAAAGAGTATTGAGGACTGCCTGTAACCCCTGCTACTGTTGTAGCATAAGTAATTGGTTGTCCCGATTTAGCTTTTACAAATAAAGATTGCTGAAAGTAAGTTCCTTGAACTGTTAATCCCATAGCTATAGTAGAAACACTCTGGGTAGTAGTATCATCCTTCCACCCTATAGTTGTAGTAACTGTTCCAGCAGTACCTGCTGTTGTACAAGAACTATAGATATTAAGTTGATAAGTACCATCTGATGCTGGTGTGAATAAAGTAGTTGTACCAATACTTGAGGTCTGTGCTGTTAAATTTAAAGCTGCTGGAGTACTATCATTCATAATCAATTTAGCAGTAGTAGAACCCAAAGTAGCAGATACTGATTTAAAATAGTAATTTGTAAATGAATCCATCTTTAGAGGAGCAGATGCTGTTCCATTAAAAGCAGCAGTACTAGCTATCTGGCAATTCATAATGCCTAGATCATCAAAGCCTATTGCACCATTAGCCCATGCCATACCTGCTTTAAAATGTGAATTTTGAATATGGTCATAAGAATATAAATTACAAAAAGCGGTCAATTCAGTATTCTCTACTTGAGTCAAACCAAATCTATATCCTGGAGATGTGCCTTGCCTTGCGTAACCATTTATAAAACCTCTTACTCTTGCTTTATATAAAGATAAACTTTGCCATGTTCCAGCACTACACATACTAGCATCAAAACTTGGAGTTGAACTACCCGACCACCCAAAAGTAATAGTCACGGATGCCCCTGCTGTAGCTGGTTTAGTTATAACTAAATTCGTAGCATCGGTTACACTTTGGATATAGGTATCACTAGGAATACCAGTCCCACTTACAGCTTGTCCTGGTTGTAAACCAGCAGTAGAAGTTAATGCTGATATTGTGGTACTACCAAAAGTAGTTGTACCTGTTTGTTGACTATATATTACATAAGCAGGGTTACCAAATACTTCAAAATCACCAAACTGATAATGTTGGTTTGGTGCATTTCCAAAGAAACAATCCATAAATCTTACAGTACCTGATAATCTTGTTTTTGAAACAAGGGAATCATGTGTCATCCAAGCGTCCGAATGAGACGCTATAGATTGCCAATGCCATCCTGGTCTTGTTGTATAAACAGAAGGTGACCATGATGGTAGTAAGTAAATATCAATATAATGGTCAGTACCAGTAATAGGTGACCAAGCAGAAGGAGAAAAATTAGGAGGATAAGCCTTAGTCATGTCCCCTAACTCCACTGGGCCTAAAGTAATATTACTTATTTTCTTAGTATGTAACTCACAGAAGAACTGCCATGGTATTTGTAAAGCCATAGTTACTGTAGCACTAGCAGTTGCAGCCTGAGATAAAGTAATAGCCCCTAAATTTGTTGTTGAGTTAAAAGAAATAGCTGTAACAGTAGTCCCAACTTGAATACCAGGACCAGTTATCGTTTGCCCTATCATTGCACTACAAACATAGTTACAATTTGTAACAGATGTACTGGTATTTGAAGTTGTACCAGTTATTAACAAAGGAGAATTAACTGTAAACAAGTTGTTTCTACTTGTCACTGTAGCATTGTTACTTAATAATGCATACATAGTTCCACCAATAGTCATAGAACCACTAGCGGTAGAATTTGTAGCATTAATAGCTACTGTAATAGCATTAGTTGCTGGAGTACCAGTATTTGTAACAGATGTAATATAGGTATATGGTAAGTAACTAGCTGAAGAACCAGAATAACAAACCATGCCAGGTTGAATAGCAGCTATAACAGCATTTGTAAAACCAGTTATTGTATTGCTACCAGCAGTATAAACTAAACCTGAACCTAAGTACTGTCCAGGTATAACTCCAATAGCTGTAATTGTTGTGCTACTTGGAATTCCTGTTCCTGTAACTGTTTGACCTACTAAAGATTTATTAACATCTGCGAATATGAAGGATTGTGCAGAAGCTGCTGCTGTAGCATTCTGAGTCATCTGTACACTTGTTGTAGAAGGGAAACTTTGAATATAAGTTCCAGCAGGAATATTAGGCCCTGTTATTAACATACCTACAGAAAGGTTATAAACATTTGCTAGAGCAGTTATTGTGTTACCATTAAGAGTTGTTGTACCAGTTAACTCAACACAACCATTAGTATAACC